GCCTTGCAGCGGGTACAAACGGATATATTCTCACAGCAAATTCCGCAGCCACAAATGGAATTGAGTGGGCAGCACCACAAGCCGTTGGAGTATTTGACTCAAGCATTTCATTTGAAGGTGCAACTGCAAATGATTTTGAAACAACATTGCAAGTAACTGATCCAACTGCAGATAGAACAATCACACTTCCAGATGCAAGCGGTACAGTAGCACTTACAAGTGATATTACAGTTTCAGCATCATCAACAAACACATTTTCTAACAAATCAATTGCACTTGGTTCAAACACAGTAACAGGTACAATTTCTGAGTTTAACTCAGCACTTACAGATGCAGACTTTGCAACAATTGCTGGTTCTGAGACTCTTACAAATAAGACTCTTACATCACCAAATGTTTCAGGTTTATCTATTACAGATGGATCAATTGTATTAGAGGGTGCTACACCAAATGCTTTTGAGACAACACTAACAGTAACTGATCCTACTGCAGATCGTACGATTACTTTTAAAGACGAGTCTGGAACAGTAGCATTTACATCTGATATTCCTTCACTTTCAGGGTATGTAACTGAATCTGGAACTCAGACTCTTACAAATAAAACATTAACCTCACCTACAGTATCTGGTCTATATCTTTCAGATGGATCATTTGTAGTAGAAGGTTCAACAGACAACACATTTGAAACTACCGTTCAGTTTACAGATCCAACTGCAGATCGTACAATTACAATTCCAAATGTAACAGGTACTGTAGTAACTACAGGAGATACTGGAAGCGTAACAAATACAATGCTTGCAGGATCAATTGCAAACGATAAACTTTCTAACTCTGCAATTACCATTAATGGTACATCAACTTCTCTTGGCGGATCACGCACACTAGGCTCTGATGATATTGCAGAAGGCTCAACTAACAAATACTTCACAGATGAAAGAGCACAAGACGCTGTAGGTAATTCAATTGGAAATGGTCTTGATTATGATGATGCTTCAGGAGCAATTTCTGTAGATCCATCAGAGTTTGCACTTAACGCTGTTGGAGCACCAACTGGCGATGTTGCAATGGCTACTTACAAGATTACAGGTCTTGGAACACCAACAGCAAATACAGATGCTGCTACAAAGGCTTATGTAGACTCAGTAACAGAAGGTCTACATATCCATGAATCTGTAGTTGCAGCAACAACTGCAAACGTAGCACTAGCAACTGCTCTTGAGAATGGTGATGTACTTGATGGAATTACTCTTGCTACTGGCAATCGTATTCTTATTAAGAACCAAACCACACAGTCTGAAAACGGTATTTATGTAGTACAGGCTTCAGGTCAACCATCTCGTGCAACAGATTTTGATACTGCAGCAGAAGTTGACTCTGGTGATTTCGTATTCGTATATTCAGGAACAGTAAATGCTAGCACTGGTTGGGTACAAACAAATCGTCCAGCAACAATTGGAACAGATGCAATTAACTTTACACAGTTCTCAGGTGCTGGTACATATGGAGCAGGTAACGGATTAACTCTAACTGGTACTACATTTAGTATTAATACAGGAGTTACTGTTGATCTAAATACCGCTCAAACACTAACAAATAAATCAATTAGTGGTTCAGCAAATACACTTACAAACATTCCAAACAATGCTTTGTCAAACTCTGCAATCACAATCAATGGCACTTCAGTATCACTTGGTGGAACTCGCACACTTGGAACTGATGATATCTCTGAAGGATCTACAAATAAATACTTTACCGATGAAAGAGCACAGGATGCAATTGGTAACTCTGTAGGAACTGGTTTATCATACAATGATACAACTGGTGCAATTTCTAACAGCGGTGTAACAGAACTTACTGGAACTTCTAATCAAGTATCAGTATCTGCTTCTACTGGATCAGTGACATTATCACTACCACAAAATATTAACTCAACAGCAACTCCTACATTCAGTGGTGTAACTGTTGGATCTGTAACACTTACAGATGCTTTGCTTGGAACTGCTACAGCAACTGCTTCAGATTCAGCAACAACAATTGACTCTTGGGCAGTATCAACATATTCAAGCGCTAAATATATCGTCCAAATGAAAAAGGGTAGCGATATTGAAGTAATTGAAGTACTTGTTACAGTTGATGGATCAAACAACGTTTACTTAACAGAATATGCAGATGTAATTAGCAACGCTGTTCTTGGAACAACCAATGCTGTATACAGCGGAGGAAATGTTCTTTTACAAGTTACTGGAACTACAGCAGATACTGTTGTTAAAGTAAGCAAGACATATATTGAAGCATAATTAAGAATAGAGGTCGGAAGTGGCAACAGTAAATAAAGACTTCAGAGTAAAGCACGGCATAAACGTAGCCGAAGGCGGAATCTTTGGATCAACAGTCACAGTTGCCACTCCAACTGAAAATAATCATGCAACAACAAAGTTATATGTAGATAGTGCTGTTGGTACACCAACTGTTCCAACAACGCAGCCAGTTTCTCCAGAAGTTGGAGATTTATGGTTTGACACACTAACAGAGCGTGTACATATTTATTATGGTTCACAATGGATTGCAATTGCAACACTTGAAGATGCAGAAACATTACAAGACCATATTCACGATACTGCAATTGATGGTACTGGCTTAATTGTTAGTACTTTCATTAGTGGTGGTGCTTATAATGAACCTGGAGTTTTAGTAAGTGCAGGACTATACAATACTTCAACTTTTGAAGCAACGTATGATGGCGGAACAGCAATAGATAATTTTAACTAATTATCTGTTATAATATAACTAAGTATAAGGAGTAATAATGGCAACCAGAATGCAGCAACGCAGAGGTACTGCAGCGCAATGGACATCAGCAAACCCAGTATTAAATGCTGGCGAAATGGGTTGGGAATCAGATACAAATAAATTTAAAATTGGTGATGGCACAAATCACTGGGCAAACTTAGATTATTTTGCCGATATTAATTCCACCGTAAATCCTGCTTTTGGTACAAGCATTATTTTTGAAGGTGCTACTGCTGATTCTTATGAAACCACACTTCAAGTAACAGACCCAACTGCTGATCGTACAATTACTCTTCCAGACTCAAGTGGTACTATTGCTTTAACATCTGATATTGCAGAACTTTCACAAGATGCTATTGATGCTGCTCTTACTGCTGGTACAGGCATAACAAAAACTTATAACGATGCTGCAAACACATTAACTTTAGCAGTAGATACAACTGTTATTGCTACAAAGGCTGAACTTGCAGAAGTGGCACAAGATTCTATCAATGATGCTCTTGTTGCTGGTACAGGTATAACAAAAAGTTATAATGATGGAGCAAACACACTGACACTGTCAGTAGATACAACAGCAATTCAGGCTCGTGTAGCAAATGTTTCAGACACTGAGATTGGATATCTTGATGGTGTAACATCTGCTATTCAAACACAATTAGACGCTAAGTCAACAGCATCAAAAACAGAAACACTTTCAAATAAATCAATTTCATTAACATCAAATACATTAACTGGAACTACTGCAGAATTTAATACAGCACTTTCAGACTCTAACTTTGTAACTACAGGTGATACTGGTACTGTAACACGCACTATGATTGCAGATGGCACAATCGCAGATGCAGATATTAATGCTTCTGCTGCAATTGCTCAGTCTAAAATTTCTAACCTAACTACAGACCTTGCAGCCAAATTAGCACTTGCTGGTGGCACAATGACTGGTGCTATTGCAATGGGAACAAACAAGATCACAGGTCTGGGATCTCCTACAGCAGATGCAGATGCTGCTACAAAAGCATATGTAGACGCTGCAACAGCAGGACTTAACGTTCATGCTGCAGTACAGGCTGCTACAACAGCAAATATTACTCTAGCAAGTGCTCTTGAAAATGGAGACACACTTGATGGCGTAACTCTTGCTACTGGAAATCGTGTTTTAGTTAAAAACCAAACAGATAAAACAGAAAACGGTGTTTATGTAGTTAAAGCATCTGGTGCTCCAGACCGTGCAACAGATTATGATTCAACTCCAGAAGTAGATGCTGGAGACTTTATTTTCGTAGAGGCTGGTACAGTAAATGGAAAAACTGGCTGGGTACAAACAAATGTTATAACAACTATTGGCTCAGACAATATTGAATTTACCCAATTCTCTGGTGCTGGAACATACTCAGCAGGTACAGGATTAACACTAACTGGAACAACATTTAGTATTAATACTGGAACTACTGTTGATTTGAGTACCGCTCAAACTTTAAGCAATAAATCAATTGCATTAGGATCTAATACAGTCTCAGGAACAGTTTCTCAGTTTAATGCTGCCCTTACAGACGGAGATTTTGCTACAATTGCTGGTGCAGAAACTCTTACAAACAAAACTCTAACATCTCCAACATTAACTACACCAGCACTTGGAACTCCAGCATCTGGTGTAATGACAAATGTAACTGGTTTGCCTCTTTCCACTGGTGTTACTGGAACACTGCCAGTAGCAAACGGCGGTACAGGAATAACATCGCTTGGAACTGGTATTGCTACATTCCTTGGAACACCATCATCTGCAAACCTTGCTTCTGCAATAACAGATGAAACTGGTTCTGGATCACTTGTATTTGCATCTTCTCCAACTTTATCAAGTCCAGTAGCAACAACTGCACTTACTCTTAATGCTACAGCAGAACTTAGATTAGCAGATACAGACTCAAGCCACTATGTTGGTTTTAAGGCTCCAGGAACAGTCTCTACAAATAGAATTTGGACACTTCCTTCAGCAGATGGAACAACTGGACAAGTTTTGTCAACAAATGGATCTGGAACACTTTCTTGGTCAACTGCGGGTGGTGGCGGAGCAGCATTTAGTGAATTTATGCTAATTGGTGCATAGCACTTATTTAAAATAAAAGTACTAATCTAATTTTTTATTAATACTTTTAAAAAATTAAAGCACTAACTGTAAAGTAAAGATTTACACGCTCTAAACAAGCGTGTTTTTCTTTTTAAATTTGTGATATACTTAACACTACTTTATAATTTTTAAAGTACTTATTATATTTTTTATTAGAAAGTTGGAAATATCATGTCAGACATCTTTTCTTTTCGTTTACTAGAAGACTTTGTAGCAAAATATAAAGAAGTACAACCTCCATTTGGCTTTTCAGATGCTGGTTCAAACTCTCTTGGTGAGATTACCTTTATACGCACCTACTCAAGAATGAAAGAAGATGGCAAAAAAGAAAGATGGTTTGAAGTTTGCAAACGTGTAATTGAAGGAATGTACTCAGTTCAAAAAAACTGGGCTAAAGAAAACCGTTTGCCATGGAATGATAATAAAGCCCAAAAATCTGCTCAGGAAGCATATGACCGTCTATTTAACCTAAAGTGGACACCTCCTGGCCGTGGTCTTTGGGCTTTTGGAACTCAGATGACTATGGAAAAACGTAACTCTGCTTCTTTACAAAATTGTGCAATGGTCTCTACTCGTGATATTGACCGTAATGATCCAGGAGCCTTATTTGCTTGGGTAATGGATGCATTGATGTTGGGTATTGGAGTAGGATTTGACACAATAGGCGAAGACAAAGAAATTATTATTTCTGCTCCTACAGAACCAGAAAATATATGGGACATTCCAGATACTCGTGAAGGTTGGGTAGACTCTGTAAGAATGCTACTAAACTCATATCTACGTCCTAACCAAGCCATTCAGAAGTTTAACTATAGCCTTATCCGTCCTCTAGGTGCCCCTATAAAAGGGTTTGGTGGGGTTGCTAGTGGTCCAGAACCATTAAAGGCACTACATGAAAGAATAGATAAAGTAATTGGCGGTAGAGCAGGAGAAAAACTAGATTCTAGAGCAATAGTAGATATTATTAACCTTATTGGTACCTGCGTTGTTTCTGGTAACGTTCGTCGCTCTGCTACTTTGGCACTTGGTTTGCCAGGAGATGAAACATTTATTAATCTTAAAAATGCAGAGATATTCCCAGAAAGAAACTCATATGATCCAGAAAAACCAGGATGGGCATGGATGTCAAATAACTCCATTGCTGCAGAGGTTGGAACAAAGTATGAAGACTATGTTGACTTAATTGCAAACAATGGAGAGCCAGGATTTATTTGGTTAGATGTTGCACGTAACTTTGGAAGACTTGCAGATCCAGCAGATGGAAAAGATTCTCGTGTTATGGGTTTTAATCCTTGTGCAGAGCAACCGTTAGAGTCATACGAACTTTGTACATTAGTAGAAGTTCATTTAAATCGTCATGAAGATAAAGAAGATTTCTTACGCACATTAAAATTTGCTTATTTATATGGAAAAGCAGTAACTCTTCTTCCAACACATTGGCAAACCACAAATGGAATTATGCAACGTAATCGTCGTATTGGAACATCCTTAACAGGTATTGCATCATTTGCAGATACAAAAGGAATGCCAGCATTGCGTGAGTGGATGGATGAAGGGTATGGAAAAATTCGTCAATATGATCACTCTTACTCAGAATGGTTATGTGTACGTGAATCAATTCGTGTAACTACCGTGAAGCCCTCTGGTTCTGTATCATTACTTTCTGGCGCTACTCCTGGAGTTCATTGGGGTCCTGGAGGACCATTCTATCTTCGTGCCGTAAGGTTTGGAAATACAGATCCTATGCTTCATTTATTTAGAGCAGCAGGATATAAAGTTGAAGCAGACCTTGTATCAGCAAATACTTCAGTAGTATATTTTCCAATCGCATCTGGACATCCAAGATCTGAAAAAGACGTAAGCCTTTTTGAAAAAATTGGTTTGGCAGCAACTGCTCAAAAATATTGGTCTGACAATGGAGTTTCTGTAACTTTATCATTTAATAAAGAAACAGAAACTAAGCATGTTGCACCAGCATTACATATGTATGAGGGTCAACTTAAAGCAGTTTCTTTCTTGCCTATGGGTAATGAGGTTTATCCACAACAGCCATACAATGAAATAACTAGAGAAGAGTATAACTCTTATGTTGGTAAAATTGCAAAGATTGACTGGTCTGCAATTTATGATGGAGTAGATAATCTAGAAGCACAGGGTGAGGCATATTGCAGCACAGATGCCTGTGAAATTAAACTTTATTAAGGAGAAAAATGAAAAGAATGTTTTTATCACTAGCAATTATTGTGTTGGCTTTTATTGGATTACAAACGATAAATAAATCAGATAATAGTTGTATTAATCTTTATGTTGATTATGGTCAATTAGATGGTGGCACAAAACTAACAAAGTGTATAGATGCATCTACAAAGACAGTTGCTTTAGATGTTTTAAAAAAGGCTAACCTTGAAATAGAAGGAACCAAAAAATATGGACTAGGCGTTGTCTGTAGAATAAATAATTTGCCAGATGAAAAGGCAGAGTCTTGTGAAATAATGCCACCAGAAAAAGCATACTGGGCATTAATCATTAAAGAAAAACAAACGATTCCTTTCCCTAGAAAAGAATGGGGTTGGGGACAACTAGCAATAGACCAACAATATTTAAATCCAGGAGATTCATTAGGCTTAGTTTGGACTGGACCTAATGGAGAATTAAGGTTTCCATGAAGGTTACATATAAGAAATTTGATAATATAGTGCAGTTTCCTATACAAAAAAGAAAACCTAAAACTGCTGAATATATACTTCAATTAGCCATAAATCTTGTAGCATTACACATAGCAAACAATATTACTATTGATATCTGGCGTTCTTTGACAGGACACTAATGGTTCATTTAACTCGCATATATACAAAAACTGGGGATGATGGAAAAACTTCTACTGCTACTAATGAACGCATAGACAAAAGCAGTGATTTAATTGAGGCAATTGGAGCGGTAGATGAAGCAAACTCTGCTATAGGTATGGCAACTGAGTTTCATAACGATATTATAGATAGAATACAAAATGATCTATTTGATCTAGGTGCAGAACTTTCTGGTGCACCAACAATCGTAATATCAGAAGCAAGAATTACTCATCTAGAAAATATCATTGATGACTATAACGAATATCTAGAACCACTTCACTCTTTTGTTCTACCTACTGGTGCTATCCATAATGCAAGAACAATTGTTAGAAGGGCAGAGCGTCAAGTCTGGAAAATAGAGGGTATAAATCCAAATATTGCAAAGTATCTAAACAGGCTTTCAGACTTATTGTTTGTAATGGCAAGATACCACAATAAAGGTAATGAAAAGTTATGGGTTCCTAAAAATTAATTTCATCCTGCTATAATAAGGTTATAGGAGAAAAATGTCTAACCCATCAAATTTATATGCAGAAAAAATATACTCTGAGCACCCGCTAGTTTTATGGGCATTAGATGACACAGTTGATTATAAAAGTTTAATTTCTGAAGCCCAGCGCAATCTTGCAACTTTGTGGACACCAACAAATGCTACGCTTGCAGCATCTTTTGAAAATCTAAATGAACCATTTGCAGACAGTCATTTGTCAAGAATTAGGGTTAATGTTCCTGTATCAGAAACTCTTGAGGCATCAATTATTAGCCCCAATATACTTAATTTCAATACCCTTGCAGATCTTGGAACATTTACCATTGGATCATATTTTTATTCAAACAGTTTATTTTTACAAACAGTATCAATAGGTTATGAATACACAGATCCATCAACATCAACTATAGTTCAAAATTTAAAAACTTTCACTAGCACACTTTATCAAAAATGGGGATTTATTTCTGAAACTTTTGAAATTCCAAATGTTTCTGCACAATTAAGACTTGTAATTAAAATTAAAGTTTTTGAGGGATCAGCAACTTCAGCAGATAATGAATTCTACATAAATGGTATTACTCTGGGGCAGTGGAATGAAGAATTTAATACATATTCTTTAAATGGAATAACAGAAACTACAGTACCATCAAGCATAAGTATTTATGGCGGGTATGATGCAGTAGAAGCACAAGCATATGGAGTTGCAGAAGATTCTGGGTACTATATTACTGAAGGTGGTCTAAAATGTAAAAATACAGGTATTCCTTTGGTTTACGGTGCAAGCGGAGTGACAAGATTAGAGCCAAACACTGATGCATCTTTAATACTTCCAGGCAAAGGATTTTTAAATAAAAAAGGGCAGTACAACGACTATACAATTGAGTTCTGGGCAAGAATAGCAGTAAATACATCTACACCATTTAAAATATTTGGACCAATAGCATCAGAAGATGGATTGTACGTTGAAGATGGATTCTTAACATTAGTTATTGGTGATCAATTTGCATCACATTTCGTTGGTGAGTGGTTTAGGCCAATGCTTATTCATATTCGTTTAATTAGAGACTCTGCATCCTTATTAGTTAATGGTGAAGAAGTTTTATCATTATCTTTAGATACCGCAACGCTAACTCTTCCAGCAGAACTTGACAATAGCGGAGATAGTCAAGACTGGGTAGGATTCTATGCAAGCAATACGGTATATCCTTTTGAAATTGACTGTGTTGCTATATATTCTTATCAGGTTCCAGTTACAGTTGCAAAGCGTAGGTGGGTTTATGGCCAAGGAGTTGTTTCTGCAGAAGGAATAAACTCATCATATGGAGGAACAACTGCCTTTATAGATTATCCATTTGCAGACTATACATCTAATTATAATTATCCAGATTTTGCTGGCTGGGATCAAGGAAGTTTTGACAACCTAGCAACTAGTCAAACAAGTTTAAGAACACCAGAATATGCCTTACCAGAAATATTTTTAGGAACAAAGACATTGCAAAATCTATATGATGACAATAAAACTGTACAAGATAACGAATCTGGCCCTATTATCACCGATAAGTTTTTATCTTTTAGGCCTAACAATACATGGAACTCAGTTGAGTCGTATATTAATTTTTCAAGATTTAACTTATTATCAAGCGAAGTTGAGAGTTGTTACGGAGTCTTTAGTTCTCATAACCTAGCCTCAAATGAAATATTATTTAAAATATATAATCCACTAAACAACAATTACTTTACAATTCTTAAAGATGGAAATTTAATCAAATATTCTTTAACCTATAATGGAACTACGCAATTATTGTTTACTTCTAGCGCCATTACCGCCAATAGCCTTTTTGCAGTTGGATTTAATATAAAGACATTGTCTGAAAAATTTGGCAGCAACGTAAGTTCATTTTTTGGAAATCAAAGTTCATTAAAAATGTATGTGTGTGGAGATGACTCTGGAGACTACACTTTTACAGGAAGACTTTATTCTATTGGACTAAGTACAACTTTAAACTCTGCAAAAATAACAAATTACATTGACGCAAATGGCTTTATTGAATTAGACAAGGGCCAGCAATTAATTGACCATACAGCCAGTTATACAATCCTTCCATCAGAAGCATATGAGAAATATTTCTTAGACATAGGAGTTGCAGGATATTGGCAAGACTATCTACCACTTTCTTACTTTGCCCAATTTGTAAAAAATAACAGTGGTCAAGAATTTTATGAAATAGATTTTTTACAATTTAACTTAGGATATCCAACAACAACCACACTACAGCAAGAATCTGGAACATCTTCTTCTTATTACAATACAGAAGGTGCACAGATAAAAAGTTATGTAACATTTCAATATGTTGCAGATGGTGCAAACATTCCGACCTCCTTTGCTAATGAGGAGCCACCAGATGAATATAAAGTGCTTGATTTAAATAATTACCAAGACTGGCAGACAACAAGATTTGAAATTTTAAATAACACATTGATCTACCCAATCAAAACCATAGACTTTAACAAAATTGCAATTGTATATAGTCTTGAATTTAATAGTCGTGGAATTTTAACTAAGCCAATTTTATTAAACAAGTTACAGTTGGCTTCTCAAGCATTTAACGATAATTCTTTTAATCCAGTAGGAACAAGGTTTGGAGTAGACCTATTCCCATATAAAAAGAATGGCATTTATTTTGACTACAAGTCTAAGAATCCATTTAGTATATATAAAGAAAGCACTCCGTACTTATATCTGACAAAAACATCTGGAATTGAAGTGCGTGGTGAAATAAATATTCTAGAAAATCGTGGATTAAATCTTCCAATTAATAAAGAATTGGCAACAGACTATAAAGTAAGCGCTATGCAATTATGGCTAAGATATGATCAAGACACGTTTCCAGCAACAGCAACAGAGATTTTTGAAATTAACCATAAGAGTGGAACCCTAAAGTTTTACTTACAGGCAAACAGCGCCGATCTAGATAGAGGTAGAATATTTGTTTTAAATCAAAACGGTGTTCCCTATAATGGTGTTGGATTTTATTTAAATGGTAGTTTGGTGAGAGAGCCAGTACTATCTCTTAAAGAGTGGTCCTCAATAGGCGTAGCATTTTTAACATCTCTTATATATAACTCATATCTTGGAAGCATAAATCTCACGGGTCCAATATTATTTAATAACATTGCATATTATCAGGCAAACAGCCTACAAGAGGTTGAAAGCAGAACGTTTAGACCTTGGTTCCAAGTACTAACAGACGGTATCACGACAAATGATTGGCAGTTCTGGTTTAATAACTTTACTTGGGACGGAATGTTAGTAATAGGATCATCAGAGTTCTATGGTATTAACCCTTCAGATATTTATAAAACATATATAGGCACAAATAAGATAATTGTTGATGATGGAGAAGGACTGGTATATCAGCCTGAAAAATTAAATGTATATGCAGATATAGAATGGTCAACTAACGTCTCCACACCAGTATAGTCTGATATACTTATGGTTATGGAATCCTTAATTAATCCAAAAACTGGTAAACCTTATGTTAAAAATGTACGTCGTCAGGTAATAGATAAGCACTATGACTGGGGTCTTTACGTATATAAGAAATCTAATGGTAAATGGTTTACAGACGACGAAGGCTCAGTTTTAAATATTCCATCCGACCGTGGAGATCTTACAAAAATTGCAGAATTAAAAAAAGTTGCAATGCACAATGGAGATGATGGACTTGGCCAAGCGGTATTTGTGGCAGGTTTAACTCAGGTTAGTGAAGAAGAATATTCCGAACAAAAAGCAAGATTAAAAGAAGGATTGATTCCTTCAATGAATGACTTAGGTGCTTGGCATGCAGCACAGCAGACATTAGAAAAACATGGAAGAGGAGCAATGGATGAGTGAAGAACAGTATATCCGTGCAAGTCTTAATACAGAAGAAAAAGAAGACAATATTTTTAAATCACACGATCCATTCAATAGAAGTTGGGATGTTTTAAAAGATTACGTTGGGCTTGATCAAAACTTTCGTCGTAGAACAACACGCAATTTAACAAAATATGCAGCACCAGAATTTAACGCTGCCTATTTAGATGCAGCAAATGCAACACCATCTGGAGTAGATGCGGGATCAAAACAAATCAATCCTGGCACGGTATACAGAAATGGTTACGGACTATTTGACGTAATAACTCCTCCATATAACATGTATGAGTTAGCAAACTTCTATGACACATCATTTGCCAATCATGCTGCTATTGATGCTAAGGTAGAAAACGTTGTAGGTTTAGGATATCGTTTTGATATTTCAGATAGAACGTTATTAAGGTTTGAAATGAACGAAGATGCAAGTGCGGTAGACCGTGCTCGTAATCGTATTGAAAGAGCCAAGATCCAATTACGCGACTGGCTAGAAAATTTAAATGATGATGATAGTTTTACAAAAACAATGGAAAAGGTTTACACAGACCTTCAGGCAACAGGTAATGGTTTTATTGAAGTAGGTAGAACAACTGCTGGAGAGATTGGTTATGTTGGACATATTCCAGCAACAACTGTTCGTATAAGACGCCTGCGTGATGGGTTTGTGCAGATTATTGGTCAAAAAGTGGTTTACTTTAGAAACTTTGGGGCAAAGAATGCAAACCCTATGGGTACAGATCCACGTCCTAACGAAATTATTCATCTAAAAGAATACTCACCTTTAAACACATTCTATGGTATTCCAGATATTATTGCAGCAATGCCATCTCTTATCGGAGATCAACTTGCATCTCAGTATAATATTGACTACTTTGAAAACAAGGCTGTTCCAAGATATGTTGTAACCCTAAAGGGCGCAAAACTTTCAGGTGATGCTGAAGATAAAATGTTTAGATTTTTACAGACTGGACTTAAGGCTCAATCACACAGAACTCTATACATTCCGCTTCCTGGAGACACAGAAGGCAACAAGGTTGAGTTTAAGATGGAGCCAATTGAAAACGGTATCCAAGATGGTTCATTCAAAGAATATCGTAAGCAAAACCGTGACGACATTCTGATTGCACATCAAGTTCCTATTTCAAAACTAGGTGGTGCAGATTCTGCAGGTATTGCAGCAGCACTTTCTCAAGATCGCACATTTAAAGAGCAGGTATCTCGTCCAGCACAAAGACATTTAGAGAAGGTTGTAAACAAGATTATCAGAGAAAAGACAGACATTCTTGAACTTAAGTTTAATGAACTAACTCTAACTGATGAAATTGCACAATCTCAAATTCTTGAAAGATATGTAAAGACTCAGGTCATGACTCCAAATGAGGCTCGTGAAGCGTTAGACTTGCCACTAAGGGTAGATGGAGATCAGCCTTTTGTTATGTCTCCAAGACAAGCAACTGATGCTAGAGCAAATTTAGCAGGGGATCGTCAGAGAGATTCAGAAAGAACAAATAACAATTCTGATTCACCAACTACAATATCTGGACGCAATGCACAGGGTGAAGGTAGATCGTCTCAATAGTTGAGAAACTTCTTTAAAGCGGTGCTATAATTATAACGTTATGTTAACAAATAAGGCTCATTGGGAAACTAAAGGTGACAATGTTCGCCTTTCAATGCCCATCGGAAAGATAGACGTTGAACGCCGTATGGTGTCTGGTTTTGCAACCCTTGACAACGTTGATCGTCAAAATGACATTGTAACAACAGAATCTAGTATAACTGCTTTTAAAAATTTCCGTGGTAATCTTCGTGAAATGCATCAACCAAGTGCTGTTGGCAAAATTGTTTCTTTTAAAGAAGACAAGTATTTTGATCCAAGTACTAAAAAGTTTTATAGCGGAGTTTATGTTTCTGCTTATGTTTCAAAAGGTGCACAGAATGCATGGGAAAAAGTTTTAGACGGAACCTATACTGGTTTTTCAATAGGTGGAAACATCAAAGAGTGGGATGACGCTTACGATGAGAAAATAGATAAAACAATTCGTGTAATTAAAACTTATGAATTATCAGAACTTTCTCTTGTAGATAATCCAGCAAATCAATTTGCTAATATTGTTTCTATTGAAAAAATTAATGGTCAAAATGTAGTTGATGGCTATTTATCAAAAACAGAAATTGAAAATGTATTTTGGGATTCAGAAAACGGTATTGTTATGGTATCTGATTCTGACTCTGCAACAAGTCCAGTAAATGGTAATGTAATGCAGAATATTGGCTTTATAGAAAAAAATGATAAAGATACTGAAAAACTAATAAAATTCTTAGTTGATAGTGCTAAAGGCATTAATACAATTAAGATTACTAAGGAGGTAAATCCAATGACAGAATCAACAGAAGCAGTTCTAGAAACTGTAGTTGAAAATGCAGAGGTTGCTCCAGAGGCACAAGCAGCAGAGGTAGTGGCAGAAGCAACAGCAATTGTTGCAGATGTAGCAGAAACCCCTGCAGTCGCTGAAGAGGTACCAGCAGTTGAAGAAACTGCTATTGCTAAATCAGATGACGCTAGTGCAGAATCTTCTGTTGCAAAAGCAGCAGTTGAAGTAGAGAACGCAGTGGAAAAATCCGCTACAGAAGTTAAAGAAGAAGTTGCTAAGGCAGTTTCAGAAATTAATAATTCTCTTACTAATGCCTTTGGCGATCTTGCTGCAACAATCAAATCTCTTAACGAGAAGGTAACAGCAGTAACAAAATCTCTTGAAACGGTAACATCTGATGTTAACGGAATTAAGAGCAACTTTAACGAGTTTGGCAAGCGAGTAGATCTTGTAGAACAAGATACCGCTTTCCGCAAGTCTGGCGATCTAGGCGAGATCGTACAGGAATCACCACAAGTGATTCACAAATCCCTATGGGGCGGTCGTTTCCTCACAAATGCCGACCTATTTAACTAAGGTAAAAAATCACTAGGAGGTGAAAAATAATGTCGGAACAAAACACAAACATAGAAAAAAACTATCCAGGTTCAGGAGATGGCGCAGAGATTAACTCAGCGGGATCTTTAGTATCTGGTGGTGTTGGTGGTGCAACTGGTCTGAATGCTGCAGGAGGATCTGTAGGTTCACAACTTGGTAACACTGCTACTGCAGGATTCGGTGTAACAACTGGAGATAACGCAGTCAATCCAACTGGCAACGCAGGAGGTATTCTACGTCCTGAACAAGCACAACGTTTCATTGATTACGTCTGGGATGCAACTGTCCTCGCTAAAGATGGCCGTCGTGTCACCATGAGAGCAAACACCATGGAAATTGAAAAAGTCAACGTCGGAGAGCGTGTAATTCGTGCAGCATCACAAGGCTCACCAAACTACACAAACACTGGCGCTAGATTTACAAAAGTTGAACTAACAACCAAAAAGATTCGTCTTGATTGGGAAGTAGCAACAGAAGCACTTGAAGACAATATTGAAGGCGGAGCATTGGAAGATCGTCTAGTACGATTAATGACCAACGCATTCGGTAACGATATTGAAGATCTTGCTATTAACGGTGATGGAGCAACAGGAGATTTCTTGTCCATCATGTCTGGTTTCGTAAAGCAAACTCGTGGAACAGTAGGAAATGCTGCTCACGATTATGCTGCAACAGTAGCAGACAACAACTTCACCACATCAGTAATGCAAGGCTTGCTATTAGCAATGCCTCGTAAGTACCGTGCACTTAAGAGCAATCTTAAGTTCTACGCAGGTACTGATGCTTTTGCTGGTATTGTTCGTAACAACGGTACATTAGCAGATGCTATCTCACAAGCGTTCTCTGATCGCACTGGTAGCACACAGCAAAACCGTCAAGATTACATGGATGGTGCTGCACAGACATTTGGTAATGCACGAACAACTCGTGTACTAGGTGTAGATGTATTAGAAGTTCCTTACTACCCAGCAGGTTATGTTGATTTAACATTCCCTTCTAACCGTGTATGGGGTTTCCAAAGAGACATCACTGTAAACCGTGAATACAAACCAAAGAAAGACACAATTGAATACACAGTATTCGTACGATTTGGTCTTGCTTGGGAAGAACTAGATGCAGTCGCTTATGTTGACTCAGATAGTGCTGATTCCTAAAATATAGTCATCACGTACTAGGGAGGGCGGCGTAAAAACCGTCCTCCTTATTGTCATTCTGATGGTATAATTACAAGTGAACACGGGAGAAAAAAATGAATCTAACAATGGATCAATTAAAAGATAAAACAGTAATGGCACTAAAGGCATATGCAAAGAAAAATAATATAGAGTTATTTGAATCAAACACAAAACTTGAAATTTTAGAGATTTTGGCTAGTTGGATTCCGCCAGAAGTAACAGAAGAAACTGCAGAAAAAGCGGGTAAAAATAAAGATTTAACAAACAAAATAGCATTACACTCAGACAGAAATCTTCATATGGATGGTTTGGGAGCATTGAGCGTGGGGTATAACATAGTCTCAAAGGAGGCATCGGAAAAGTGGCTTACTCACAGGTTAGTACGAATAGCACAGCCTGAAGAAGTAGCATCTTATTACGCTAAAGTCTAATGTCAACAATTTTACGCCTACCACCGTATCCTTTAACCGTTACATATACAGTTCCAGACGCTAACGCTAAATACGTTATAGTCATTGAGGATGTTGCAGAGCAATCAGAGATTGCTTCCTATAGAACATCAAATGCCAGCAAGAAGGTTAGTTATATATTGGATGATGATTTTATTAAGTATGATAAATCATATGCTCTAACAATCTATGAAGATTTAGAAGAAAGTGGCATGGTTTTAGCAGATCGTGGAGATATAGTTGTTGAAGATAACCTAGAAGTAAAACGTCCATACGTAGATCCTACGCTTCTAGCAGCAGCAAATAATCAAACATCTGCAACAGAAATTGCCAAATATGTAGAATATGAAAATTTAGCAAGAACAATTATTGACTCAATAACTGGCGGATTTTATTATGAACGTGAATTTTTAGAAATTGTTGGGCAAGAGGTAGACTATATTCCACTTTGGAAAAAAGTACATAAAATATTAAGAGTATACGAAAACACAGAACTAGTTTATGATATATATAATCCTGATGGTCCAACTGTAGGAGACTACACATACGTAATTACTAAAGACAAGACCGCACTCACAAAAGATCCAACAGCAGCAGAGGGTGCAATAAATAGAGCAGAACAACGACCAGCAAGAATGCCACTTGGAACTTCAGACTCTTTTTCACTTTTTGATACAGAAGACAGTGGAAACACTATGACCGTAACTCCTGGAGTAGCATTTCCAGCAGGAATAGATCTTATATTATTATTAGAAACTGGATACAAGGTAGTACCTATTGACATTCAAGATGCTACAAAATTATTAGTTGAAGATATTAGATGTGGCAAGTTAGATTATTACAAGAGATACATCAAGAACTACAGCACTGATCAATTTAAGATTGAATACGATAAAAGAATGATTGAGGGTACTGGAAATATTATTGTAGACAAGATTTTGTCTAAATATGTAAATAATATTAGCCGTCCTGGAGTGTTGTAATGGATGCATGCGAAGTCACAGACTTTATGTTTCCAATGAAGGCTGACATCTACTTCCCGATTCTTGCACAAGGAGGATACGGCCAACCTACAAAGAACTGGGTATACGATAGAACAATTACTTGTAATGCTACATCTGTAGGTGGATTAGGATCAGAAGATGTAAAGCCAGATAATTTTTTAAAATATGAAAACAAACTTATTGCAAGAACAAAAGAAGACCCAAGACTTTCTTCAAACAATGCAAATAACGCAACAACAAATATACTTATAACAAATATTAGAGATGCATCCGACACTATCATTTACAAAGAAACAGCAGGAGCAAGATCAGGTAAAGGAACAATCTATGAAGTAGCAACAGTTGAACCTTTTACTGGCCCATTTGGGTATACAGAATATTACAAGATGCTTTGGCGTAGGGCTGAAAATCAGACTGTAGGTGACTAGTGATAGCAAGAACAAGTACAACATCCTTTACTAAACAAATGAATAATATTATTAATTATTCTCTTGGATTTTTAGAAGGCGTTGATCGTGGTAAAAAAATATTCTTTGACAGATTGGGTAAAGGGGCTATTCAAGCATTAGCACAATACATTGATGTGCAAGCCAGAGCCAATCCAAAAGCACTGCATCACGTTTATGAATGGAATCAAGTTAGTAGCCCCAGCGCAAGATTATTTAATTTAGACTACACAGTTAGTAATTTAGGACTTTCTGTTAATTCTACATTTAAACAATCAAGAAGTGTTTCTGAAAATATGACTACCCCTTTTTATAATAAAGCAAAGATCATGGAAGAAGGAATTCCAGTAACAATTACACCAACAAAGTCTAAAGTATTAAAGTTTAACGGACCTAATGGAGAAATATTTACAAGCAGACCAATCAAGGTTGAAAATCCAGGTGGAGACTCTGTTGTCGGTGGCTTTGAATCTGCATTTGACGAGTTTATGACTAGATATTTTAAACAATCTTTTTTAAGGGCATCTGGAGTTTATGACTATATCAAGAAGCCAACACTATATAAGAAAAACTTTAAGTCTGGTTCAATAGCGGGTAGAAGTAAAGGAATTGATACAGGATTTAAATGGATAACTAATGCAACAATTGGGGTAGAATAAGACTATGACTATATTAAGTGATACTGGATTTCCACCAACATTTTTAAATAAGTATATCTTATCTGAGTTAGAGCATTATGGGCTTATAGCAGCATCAGAAGGATTGAGTCCAATGGTCCCAGCGCAGTTTCCAACAAACATTGAAGACTTGTATAACGATAGCATTCAGATCAGACAAACAGAAAGTCCTATTTTAATAGTTTACGATAGATTGATGAGATTTAGGCCTACTCCGTTTTATTTACAAAAGAGAGAGCAACTAATATACTTTATTTACTCTACTGACGTTAGTAAATTAATAGACACTGTTCGTGTTATATCTAATGCCCTTGATCGTGAAGATTCTTCAGCAGAAGATGTAAACTCATATAACTTTATGAATCCAACCCTAAGTAGTCCTCTAGTTACAGGCCCTGCCAAAACCATATCAAACAAGGCACTTACAAGCAATTTTGCTACAATAACAACATCTACAGCCCATGGTTTTGCAGCAGGAGATGCCGTGACAATTACTGGAGTAGATGCTACTTTTAATGGTACACATTATGTTAGAAATGTTCCATCAGCAACAACATTTAAGTTTAACAAAACTGCAGCAAATGTTGCCTCAATAGCAGCATCAGGGTCTGTCTCAAAGCAAGGCTATACCCCATTCAATATTTTGTTCCACAGTACGAGGGTATACCAAGCAGATGAAAGCAGAGACGTAGCAGAACTAGCCTCAGCAAGAACCCTCTTTGTAAACAAGTTAATTGTTGAGTATGACTATCATATTTCGGTTGACTCAGACTCTAGATATACATAAAAAGCGGTATAATTGGTTTTAGAGGAAACACGCCAAACAACTTAATATATACTTTATGAAAGAGGTTAAATAATATGCCATATAGCCGTGGTACGTCAAATAACGTTATTGTAGGTGCAGCAGCATTCTTCATTAACGACAATACCTTGACTCCAACAACTTTAGCATCAGCAGCAGTAATTGATTCAAGTGAGTCTTACAAGACTACACTTTCAAATGCCGCTACTTATACAAACGTTGGTTACACAATGAACGGCCTTGAATTACAGTTCCAACCAGACTTCGGTGAAGTTCAGGTAGACCAAATTCTTGACGTTGCAAGACTATACAAGCAAGGTATGCAAGTAAATCTTGCTACCGCTTTTGCTGAAGCAACTTTAGAAAACTTGCTTGTAGCATTAGCATACTCTGACAGTAAACTTACAGGAAATAAAGCAGCATCTACAGGTCAAACACTTAACCTGAGTGCAGGAGACATCGGAGATGTTCCAGTAGAACGAGGAATCGTTGCTGTTGGTCCAGGATCTGGTGACCCATCAACATTTGATGTTAAAGAACGCATCTATGCAGCATATCGTGCTCTTTCAATTGAGAACGTAACTGTATCGGCAAAGCGTGATGAACCGTCAATGTTTGAGGTTTCATTCCGTCTTCTTCCTGAAGATACTTCAGGTTCATACGGTAAGATCATTGATCGTACCTTTGGACAATCATAATCTAAATTTAGATTAACCTAAGACCCACCTTTAATTAGGTGGGTTTTTTGTTTTGCCTGTGATAGAATAGAAAGATTATGGCAACAACCGTTTATAAAAATAAAATAATCAAACTTGTTGATGGTACAGAACTAGACATTGTTCCGTTAAAAATAAAATATTTGCGTGAGTTTATGGACGCATTTGAGGATGTTAAAACTGCCAAAGATGATGATGAAGCCATAGATTTTTTAGTTGAGTGTGTAAGAATTACAATGAAGCAATATTATCCAGGAATAAAGTTAACAAAATCTGATGTAGAGGATAGCCTTGATCTGCCAACTATATATACGGTATTAGATATTTCTGCGGGTATAAAGATTAATCAAAAATCTGAAGAAACAGTAAAAGACCAAGCAACAGATAGTGGCTCTCCTTGGTCAGAGTTAGATCTTGCTAAGATTGAGTCTGAGGTATTTTTGCTGGGTATATGGAAAGACTACAGAGAATTAGAAGAGTCTTTATCTATGCCAGAATTAATTGCAACTCTTTCAAGTCGTAGAGAACTTGATTATCAAGAGAAAAAATTCTTGGCTGCAATTCAAGGAGTAGATTTAGATGCTCAGTCTGGATCTTCAAAAGGACAAAAAGAATGGGAAGACATGAAGGCCAGAGTCTTTAGTCAAGGTAAAGCAAAAGACGGTAATGATATTCTGGCTCTTCAAGGACAAAATGCCAGGAGTGCAGGGTTTGGTATTGGTATGGGCTTAGATTACGAAGACCTAACAAAATAAAATAATAAAAATAAGTTTCACCATGCTATAATTGACATAACCTATAGGAGGAAATAATGGCAACAACTACGTATGAGGAAACTACTCTTACATTGATTGATGGCACAAAGGTTACAGTACGTCCTCTAAAATCTCTCTACTTCGTCCGTTTATGAAGAAGTTTGAGGGTGTGGGAGCAGTGGCGGAAGATAACGGCAAGTCTATGGACATTCTTATGGAGTGTGTACAGATTGCAATGAAACAATACAAGCCAGAACTCTCTGAAGACGTAAAAAAACTAGAGGAGAATATTGATCTCCCAACAGTTTACAAGATCGTAGAAGCAGCATCAGGTATTAAACTTGCTGAAGTTTCAGACGTTCTTGGCGTAACTATGGCTGAATAATTTAAAAGAGGTGTGAGACTAAATGGCTGATGTTAATGCTAATATTGGTATTAATATTGATTCGTCTAATGCATTAGCACAGTTAAAAGCATTACAACGTCAGATATCACAGTTTCACACCTCAATAGCCAGATCAAGTGAAGCAGCAGCCCTTGCTCAAAAGGGTTTACAAAAAAATCTTTTAAATAGTATAAATGCTATCGGTTCTTTTACTGCCGAAATGCGTACAGTCAGAACATCTGCAGAATCTTTTACTAACTCATTAGAAAAAAATAAATTTTCAATGCGTGAGTACTTCCGCTATGCGGGAGCATCCACAAAAACATTTGGAAGGTTGTTCAAATCAGAGTTTGACACAATTGGCAAGGTAGCCGAAGAACGTACAAAGAGGCTACAAACCCAGTACATTAAGATGGGCCGTGATACCAACGGTGCGATGAAGGCAATGTCTATCATGCCTACACAGTTGGACATGGGTGACTATACCACTAAAGTTCAGGTAGCAGCACAGAAACAAGCGCTATTTAATCAGTTAATGAAACAAGGATCTACCAATCTATTAAACTTTGGTAAAAATACACAATGGGCTGGTCGTCAGTTAATGGTTGGTTTTACCCTCCCATTAATGCTTGTAGGATCAACAGCAGTAAAAACCTTTATGGAAATGGAAGCACAAGCCCTTAGATTTAGAAAAGTTTATGGAGATTTATTTACGCCACAGTCTGAAACTCAAGCAGCATTAGACAATATTACAGAATTAGGAAAACAGTTTACAAAGTATGGCGTTGCCGTTTCTACTACTGTTGGTTTGGCAGCAGAGGCTGCAGCAGCAGGTTTTCAAGGTTTAGATCTACAGCGTCAAACTACACAAGCAACACGACTCTCTATTCTTGGTCAAATTGATAGTCAAAAAGCACTTGAAACAACCATTTCATTACAAAATGCTTTTGGTATGTCATCTGAAAGTCTTGCAGATTCTATTAACTTTTTAAACGCAGTAGAAAACCAGACAGTTGTATCTCTTGATGATATTACTACCGCAATTCCAAAGGTAGCACCAGTTATCCAGCAACTAGGTGGAGATGTAAAAGATTTAACATTCTTTATGGCTGCCATGAAAGAAGGTGGTATTAATGCTTCAGAAGGCGCCAACGCACTTAAGTCTGGTCTTGCAGCATTAATTAATCCAACTAAAAAAGCATCAGAAATGCTTGCGTCATATGGAATTAACGCAACTGCAATTGTTAATAATAATAAGGGTGATCTTAAAGCAACAGTTATTGGTTTTGCAGAAGCATTAAATAGATTAGACCCACTTGCAAGAGCAAGAGCAATTGAACAAATGTTTGGCAAGTTCCAATTTGCTCGTCTATCAACATTATTTGCTAACGTTGCAAAAGATGGAAATCAAGCATCTCGTGTTCTTGATTTAGCAAATTCTTCTGTAGAAGATCTTTCGGCTCTATCTGAAAGAGAATTAGGAATGACCGCAGATTCTGCTATGAATAAATTTAAAAAGAGTGTTGAAGATCTTAAAATTGCACTTGTTCCAGTTGGCGAGGCTTTTTTACAAGCGCTTACACCAATTGTTGAATTTGTTGGCGGAATACTTGAAAAATTTGGCAATCTTTCAGATGGAACAAAAAAATTAATTACATTATTAACAGTAGGAATTGGAGCAATAGGTCCAGTACTACTTATGACATTTGGTTTGCTTGCAAACGGTGTTGCAAATATTATCAAACTATTCTTAACATTACGTGGCGGATATCAAAGACTAACTGGTCAATCACAAATGCTGGGAGAACAAACCCAGTATATGACCATGGAGCAGTTAGATGCAGCAGCAGCAGCACACTCTCTTAATCAAACACACGCAAACTTAACACAAACATTTACTGCTGAAGTAGCACAAATAAATAAACTTATAGCAGCCTATACCTCAGCAGCAGGAGCAGCAAGAAACTTTTCAATGAATAACCCTGGAATGATGATGCCAGGACGAGGTGCCAGAAAATTTGCAAACGGTATTGTTTCAGTACCTGGACCAAGAGGTGCAGGAGATATAGTTCCAGCAATGGTTTCTCCAGGAGAAGCAATTATTCCAGCCAAGATGACAGAAAAATATGCCCCATTAATTCAAGGAATGATTGCAGATAATATTCCTGGGTTCCAAATGGGTAAAGGCTTTAGAAATGCAACAATGTTCTTGCCAGAATCAATGAACACTGCTATGGGTCAACCTACTGGAAGAGGTGTTCCAACAGGAGATGTTACAGGATATCTAGGTGGTGCAGGCGGAGCATCAATGGCTCCACTACTTGCAGTTATTGCAAGAGAAATTAAAGTTGGACTTAACAATCCTAAGTTTAAGCAAGAGTTTTCAGTTATAGCAAATCTTTTTGCAAAGACAGCAACGGATGCACTAAATAAATCTGGAAAAGAATTTATTAAAGATGCAGACCTAGAAGGAATTGTTGTTCCTGCCCTTCGTGATGCAGCAAAAGGAGTTAAGATTGCTGGAAAAGATATTGACGTTGCTCTTGAAAATGCTGTTAACCAAATTAGAACTGTGGGACCAGTTGGGGTTGGATCTGGATCTGCGGGATCATTTGGAAGAGTAGCACTTCCAGGATCTTATAGAGGAGCAAGAGTTCCAGCACAAAGGTTTGCAGCAGAGCAAAATCCACAAATGTTTGCAAGCACAGAGCGTTTTTCACAATCAAAACAAAAAGTTGTAAAATCATTCCAAACACTAAACCCAGTATTAGACAAATGGGAAACAGCAACAATGTCACATATAACAAGTTCGGTGACAGCAAGTGTTGATGATTTAACCAGACAAATGACTCCATATCTTGGAGATGTTGGTGCAAGAATTACCGATGCCGTTACAAAGAAAACAATTAAGGGCGTTGTTAATAGAGCAAAAGTTGCATCACCTTCAAAAGAAACAGAGATGGTTGGAGCAAGCATTGCTCAAGGATTTATTGTTGGTGCAGAAAGATATGTAGATGACGCAAGAGTTGTAGGTGGCAAACTTGGATCTGGAATGGTTCAAACAGCATCTGGGTTATTTGTTCCAGGGGGAACAACTGGTGGAGGAACAAAACCAACAACTTCAGGAGTTAATCTAAAAGATATAGCAGCAAAAGCAAGAATGAACAGAGAAACACTCTTATCAACACAGCAACAAAAACGTATGTCAGCAATGAACCAAAGAATGGACAGACTAAATAAAGGATTTATGGCTGGCACTTTTGCATTGTCTGCCTTATCAGGTGTAGCCTCAATGGCGGGTGGAAACTTAGGAAAGTTCTCTGAGATACTATTTCAAATAACTGGACCACTATTTGCACTATCTTCTATTATTCAACTATTAACTGGAAATAAAATAGTTTCAACTATTGCTAGATTTAAACTTGGATTTGGTCTTGCAAGCGTTGCTTTGTTAGCAGGCGTTGCAATTATAAAACTTGCCAATGATGCAAGAAAGAAAGAACTAGAATATATTTACGGTCTATCAAATGCTATGAAGACTACGACAGATCAGGTTAAAACACTTGGCGATTTCTTTAGTGTTGTTCCATCAAAACTTCCATTTGAAAATAGAAACAGAGAAATTGTTAGAAAAGATGTAAGAAGTGCAAGAGACAGACTAAGAGAAGATTCTGGATTCCAAAAACAATTTGCGCCAACAATTCAAACTTTGTCTAAATCTACAGCGCAAGAAGCACAACTAGCATTTACATCTTTAGCATTTAACCTTAAAGCACAAGGTTTTGCTACTGACCAGGTTCAAACAATTGTTGATGCTCTTCGTGAAGAGGCTGGCAAAACAGATGTTAAGTTAGATGTTAAGTCATTAAACTTTTCTCCAGAATCAATTAAACAACTTCAAACTCAAATTGCTCCATTACTACTAAACCTTGACAAACAAGTTAAGGCTGGATTAACAAAGGTGGTTAGAGTTGGTGGAGGAAAAGGTGGGTACTCAACACAAATAGTTCAAACAAATGAAGCAAAGAAGGCTCTATCTGAACTTGGTACTTTTATTTCAGAAACTTCAAAATCATCTGCTGGAATGTTTAGACTTGGAATTATTAGTGGAACGCAATTTGAAGCAAGTCTTTATGGTGTTTTAGAAACAATGAATGGACTTGACGAAGCATCAAGAAAAGTCGCACTTATAGAGATATTTAAAAAACTTGATGTTAATGCAGCCCCGTTCTTAAAAAATCTTCAAACAGCAAAACAAGAGATGATGTTACTTGCTCTTTTAAGTTCTGGAGCATTGTCAAAAGATAGTCCAACCCTTAGAGCATTAGCATCAACAGATGGAAAAACACAGAGCAGAGGAATTAATAGACTAAGAGTAGCCTATGAAAATCTTTTTGGAGCAATTTCTAAAGTAAATGAAGAAGATAAAAAACTTGACGGTGGCGGTACCACTGGTGCAGGAAAGCCAAATGCACTACAAGAAAGAATTAAAGCAATTCAGAATCAAACCAATGCATATATTATTTTACGTAATGCAAAAGTTGACGAAGCCACCGCCACGGAGTTATCTAATGACGCAGAAATTGCATCTTTAGTTATTGCAAATAGTAAGGGTAAATCATTAAAGCAGATCATTGCACTAGTCAATCAATATAAAGCAGCACTTGCAGGTCAAACAAAAGCAGAGTATCAGTATATGTCTGGACCAAATTTATTCAAGAAGCAATTAGAAAGATCACAGGCTGAAGCAGACCTTCGTGAAAAACTTATTGATATGCAATTTGCTCCACAAATTAAAAAAGAAAATGATGCATTGGCTGTTCAAGAAAAAAGATTAGCAGATATAAATGCACAAATTGAAAAAGTTACAAAATCACAAGTTGAGCCTATTCAGGCAGTAATTGATAGTAACAATCTAGCCCTTGATAAAATTGCATTAAAAGAAGATGCTATTAATGAAAAATACAATAAACAGGTAGAGGCATTAGATAAGATTGCTTCAATTAATCAAAACATTGCAAATATTCAAAAACAAAGATTATCAATTGCAGATGCACTTACTCGTGGAGATATTTCAACAGCAGCACAATTAATGCAAGATGCAAGAGCAGAACAGGCACAATCTGCGGTAACTGCACAGAAAGATGTACTAACTTCAACTCGTGATGCAGCAATTTCAGCACTTGGAAGAAATGCAATTGAAAAACAAAATAAAGAACTTCAATTACAAATTAATATAATTGAAGCAACACAATTAAAAACATTACAAGCGCAGAAACAAACAATTGAAGATACAATTGCATCAATTAACTTAAACATTACAGCACTAAATAATCAAGTTACAGTTATAAAAGAAAGTGCACTATATTCTGGAAAAACAAAACAAGATATGGACGACCTTGATGATTTAATTGCTAAAGCAACAGCAGCAGGAATTCCGTTTACAGCAGAATTATTAAAACAAGCAGGAAGTGCACAGGCATTAGCAGCAGCGCTTGCATCAGCGCTTGCTTTACAAAAACAACTTGGTTCTGGTGCAAAGACAATGGAAGAAATTAAGGCTGGATATAATGCTGGAACAATTACATCACAAACAATTACCCCAGAACAAAAAGCAGTTGTTTTACAAAGCATTAAAGATTTAAATGCAAAAATAAAACCACAATTAGAAAAATTACAAAAACTTACAGGTGTAAAGAAAATGTATGGTGGCGTTGTTAAATACATGGCAACTGGTGGAGCCGTTGGTTCTGATACCATTCCAGCAATGTTAACTCCTGGAGAGTTCATAGTAAACAAAGCAGCATCAAAGGCATATAGACCATTACTTGAAAGAATAAATGAATCTAAGTATCCTGGAATGCTTGGCGGAGGCGGTATGACTCAGATTCCAGTAAATAACATTTCAACATCTATGAATGACAACTCAACGGCAGTGTATAATTATAATCTAGGATTTAGTATTAATGGCGCTAATGGAAATGCTAAAGATATTGCCAATGCAGTAATGAGAGAAATTAAAAATGTTGATTCACAAAGAATTAGAGGGCAGAGGCGATAATGGCTACTAGTGCTTATTTAACGGGTAGACGCAGATATACTAGACCGCAAGGTATATTGTGGTCAAACAATGCTGGAACCCTCTCCAATGGCCTATACGTGCCTACTGGAGTAGAGGTAGGAGCCTCTACAACAGAAACAGATCCAAACCTTCTAGATCAGTTTATTATTTTATCTGATCATAATAGAGGGGATATGCAATTTAATACCCAGCGAATTGAGCAACGCCAAAGAACTATTAATGGTCGCATGCGTTCATATCACATTGCCGATAAATTAACTATGTCTGTATCTTGGAGCATGCTGCCTTCAAGAGGGTATTCAGGACTACCGAATTTTAACTCAACAACAGGAGTATCACCAAGTGAAGGATCTACAACAGAATACACAGCCGATGGTGGAGCGGGTGGAGTAGAACTTCTTGACTGGTATGAGACACATCAAGGTCCATTCTTTATGTACCTTGCTTATGATAAATATACAAACCTAGAAGGCCAGACTTATGAATATACTGGTTTGAACAGATACAATCAAATCATTGAAGTTTATTTTGCAGATTTTAATTATTCCGTCGTAAAGCGTGGGGCAACAAATCATGACCTTTGGAACATATCGGTAACCCTGGAAGAAGTTTAAATGTTTGAAAGTACCGACCTAAAGAACCACTTTGAAACATCTGGAACAATACAAACAGAGTCATTAGTTTTGGCTGAGTGGAATATGAATATGCCAGATAATATATTCAAACTTGGCAATTATAGGTACAGATCTCAAGAACAAAACTCTCAATTCTTAACAATACCAAATACATTTGATAGCGCAGATGCTGGATTATTTTATACTGGAGCGACAGATGCAGATGTTGTTATTGATGGAGGGTTTGAAAATAATGGAACACCACAAACTTTTACATCTATAAAAGAAAAAAATAAACTTTTATACTCTTTAGAAGATTGCATTAAGCCATTTAGACCAAGATCTGGTATCAATAAGGCAGTTGCCTTTAAAGGTAAATTTTTATCAAACTCTGGTAGCGACCTTGCTAGAAGGCCAAGATATTACATGGCATCACGCTATGACCAATTTAAATATTTTACATCTTTTAGAACTGAAGATGGAATTGAAAGAGGTATTGCTAAAACAATAGTTAATGGTAATTACTATATAGATGATGCTGCGCCGTTTGTAGTTTATAAAGAAAATGTACCAGCAAACCGAATTATTGTAAAGATGCAAACAAATGTCGGAGATATAAATCTTGGAGACTTTACTGATATATCTAGAACTTTTGCAGATCCGTTTTTTGGTAATGAAAATAAGACAACTCCAACAAGATGGAAAGTTCAGTACCTTGAAGGAAATAACTGGGTAGATGCTTATGTCTTTACCGAAAACGATGTGCGTGATAATGGATCTCCAATTATTACTCATGATGGTTATGTTGAATTACAATATAGAATAAAAAATATTCCAATTAATTTTAACGATAGTTTCATTCATGTTGAGACTCTTTCTTCGTCTACACTTTTACCAGATCAATCAATAAATGGATATGCATATCTAGTTATATCAAACGTGGGAGACGCTGGAACATACTATGTTTGGAATAGTACCACTGAAACATATGATACATTTACTCCTGCTTACGGATGGGTATTAGGAAGTGAACAGATTGATAATAAGACAACATTTGTTACAGACTTAACAAATCCGCTATCATTTCAAGAAACAACAAATGGACAAACTGTTTATAGAGAGTTTCAAAATGTTCGTGGACTAAGAATTGTAGTAGAAAGAATGAATAAATTTGATTCTACTTTTGACCTAATTGAAATGTCACCAAGACTAGTTGTTGACATATCTGATAAAACAATAGAATATAGTATTAAAAAAATTCTTTCTGATCTTGGAACATCTACTTTGCCAGTAGGACAGTTGCTTGCTTCAACTGGAAATATATCTTTATTTGATGATGACCAAGCATTTAATGACAATAACACTGCTAGCATAATTAGTGACTATGTTCGTAAAAACATTAAGTTTAATTTTTACGAAAAAATATTAAATGTAAGTGGATTTGATTATTGGGTTCCAATTAAAACACTTTACTCTGATGGCTTTCCACAGGCAGACGTCACTGCTGGAACATTAGAACTATCGCTAAGAGACTTTTACTTCTTTTTAGAATCTATGCCTGCACCAAGAATGCTAGTGACAGAAGTGTCGCTTAGTTATGCAATTAGTTTAATTCTTGATTACGTTGGTTTTAGCAACTATGCATTTTATAGAACAACAAACGAACCAGATCCAATTATTCCGTATTTCTTTATTGCTCCAGATCAGACGGTAGCAGAAGTATTGAATCAACTTGCAGTGTCTACACAAACAGCAATGTTTTTTGATGAATATAATAATTTTATTGTAATGAGTAAAAACTATATGCTTCCAGACGTAAATGATAGAACTTCTAGCATGACTCTATCTGGATCTAACAATCAATCTGTTAGCGGTATTGTTGAAAACTTATCTTCTGGGACGCTTCCAAATATTATTTCAATTGCATCTCAAGACAAAAGAGTTTATAACAATGGAAAAATTAACTATACAACTAGATATATTCAAAGATCTTATGGATCTATTCGTCAAGCAAGTATGATTGATATAGATAAGACGTGGGTTTATAAGCCATCACTTTTATGGGAAGTTTCTGGAACAGATTCAACTAAGACAATTAATGAAATTGCATCTAAGCAAGGCAAGTATGTTTTAGGAGCAATGCCTTTAAACTCTGATCTCACTGCATCACCACCAAGTGTAGTTGGTCGTAAAATAGTAAATAATGTTTTTGATCTTGGAGAAAACGTTTATTGGCTTACAAGGTATCAAGGATATTTTTATTCTAATGGAGAAGTTATTAGATATGATGCTGCACAATTTAACGTTACCCTTGCAATTTGGTATCCAATATTATCAGACGGTATAAACTTAAATGAATCCAAGCCAGAAATTGTTTTACCTGGAAGATTGGCACCATCAAGTGTTATTGATGATTTAGATAAAAGAGTTGCAAACGGAGAAATTACAGAAGCACAAAAAGGTGAAGAAATTCAAGCATGGAGAGTTTCTCATAGACAAGGTAGTAGCAATGTCTGGATTACTAACAATCAAGAGTATCAAAACTTTTTTAGATCGTTACCGTTTAATGGAAAAATATACCCAACTGGTTTGGTAAGAATTTATACAGTTCCATTTTATGAACAAGTTGAAGGAGTTACTCGTTTACAGAATGGTGCAGTTTATGAGCATGGCCGTGCTCAATTTGGAACAACAATAGCAAGTCACACTGCTGGAATAGATACTTACTGGTCAGATAATTCTTATGTCAGAGGCTGCGACATGGAAACTCAGTATTTATTTACAACCACTTTGCTTGAAGATATTTCTTTGCCAGCAACAACAACTGGAGCAGCAGGAGTTAACAACTCTAAAGCCCAGCAGACATCAAGAGGCGGAACCATTAAAAACTTTATGTCTTCAAGTTATACAACGGAAACTCCAGTTAACTCAACTATATCTCCAAAAACTGGAACAATTCAATCATCAGCCTTAGTAATGAATGGGCCAACTTTTGAAACAACTGAGGTTCCAATTGATTTAGTATCTTATGTCTATAAAGAATTAGATAACTCTTATAAGCATTTTGGAACAAGGATGCGTATTATTGGTAAGATTGAGAACAATGAACGTCGTAGTCAAACACCAAACGGAAGCACAACATACTATCAAGTTGCTGGAGTCCAGCCAGATCAGCCAGTAAGCATAGGTGGTGGCTCAGGAGGATTAGCAGTATTACTTAATCCAACAACGAACAACGGATATTATTTTGAAATTGCTGCATTGACAAGTGACAACATAGAATCATATCTACAATTAGACAAAGACAATCAATCAGATATCTCTATTAACAATGTTGTTTTTTATAAAATTAAAAAAGACGCTTCTAACAATAATGCAATTCCTATAAAACTTTACGGTGGTCTAGCAAAAATTACAGTTGACGATGGCAGATTTACTGGTCAGTATAGAATGGCTGGTGAGGAAAATCCGACGGTATACGACTTAGCCGTAGAATATCAAGACATTGGAAAAACAAGAAGATTCTATTTATACATTAATAATCAATTAATTAAGGTTGTAGACGACACAGATCCGCTTCCAATCTATAACAACATGGCTCCGTTTGTTCGTGGTTCATCTAGAGTTATGTTTGAAAATATTTATGCTTTATCACAGAACTATTCTCAAAATACCGTTTTTACAGTTGGAGAAACCCTATCTTCTGCTTTTGGAGATAACGAGATAAGTGCTAGTGAGTCTTTGAGAAAATATGCAATGAGCGGTATCGTTCAAGCAACCTACCTATCTGGAATTAGTGCTCAACAACCACCTAAATACAATTTATACTTTGACGAGTTTGGCTCAATAATGAGAGAGTGTGCTTATTTTGATGTTAAGTATGATCGTGCATACCCTGCACTTTACGCTAAGTTATCCCCAACATTTAATAATATTAAAGGCTACGTCTCATCTGGGTTTTATGCGGACTCATACGGCGCAGAGTTTTTAATATTTAATGCCACAGACACAGCACTAAACCTTGATGAAACAAGCGGTAACTATTTAAGAATTCAAGGAGTTACATTTACACAGGACACTACTCACGAGTTAACAGTTGATGAGTACTTTAAAAAGCGTAGTAATTTTTCTAATCCATTACTAACTGGATCTTCTCAAATTGTTTCTCCGCAAGTTGAAAAACAAAGGTTTGATGAAATTAAAAGAAGTAGGATGATTTATGGAAACAATGAGTTTACTCTTGATACTCCATACATACAGACACAAGATGATGCAGAAAATTTAATGGGTTGGATGATAGACAAACTTATGGTTTCTAAAAAATCAGTTGGTTTAAAAATATTTGCAACTCCAACAATTCAACTTGGAGACATTGTAACAATTAACTATAAAGATTCTAATGATTTAGATTTAGTCACTTCAGTTGATTCTAGATTTATAGTATATAATATTGAGTATTCAAGAAAAATAAATGGTCCAGACATGACACTTTATTTAGCGGAGGTATAGTATGTCATTAGACTGGCAGAACTACGAAATACAAAAGTCAAAACAATCTGACAACACAATTAGCACTGCTGTAGATGCTGCAAAAACAGCAGAGGCTATAGGCATAGTTGGAGCAGCGCAGGTAGCAGCAAGAGGTGGAGTAAACGCTCAAGGATATTTTAATGATGTTCCTGCATATCAACAGTTAACTGCAAATGAAAGAAAATCTGTAACGCTAGCAAATGGCCATATAGATTCTATGGGAATGCTTGCAATTTTAAATAGAAAAGAAGCAGAATATTTTGGAAGATCTTCAGACTCTGGGGTTATAAAAGCAACAGCCCCATCATCTGTAAGTATTACAGCAACACCTCCAGCACCAGAACCAGAAATGTTTTCTGCAAGAATGTTTGAGGCATCACCACCAGTTAAAACAGCGACTTTAGACATTATATTATTTGATGAAGAGTCTGTTCCTACAGATGGAATGTTTGATCAGATATTTGAAAATATTGGCGGTCAAGAATTAATTAGCATAACAAGATCTGACATTGTTAATGGACAAAAAATATCATACCAGCCAATCAAAAACCTTTCGGCCATTCAGCAAAGGTATAACCCAAATAACATTCTTAGTCTACAGCAAACCGCAGATAAATTTTTTGCTGGATTCTCAATTAAACTAGAAGACAAAATTCCAGAAACTGGCAACGGAACTAATGGAGAAAATATATACCTTAACGCAACAGGAGACTTAATTATTGAACTTATTAACGTAAATCCTGATGAACAAGTAGAAACACAGATTAGCGTAAGTGGTACAATATATGAAGCAGATCTTGGAGACTACACCTCATGATAACTAATACTGGTAAATCTATTATTGCAAAGTATTTACTTGGCCAGGCACCTGCCTATGCCTCATACATTGCTATTGGTTGCGGGGCTACACCACTAGATACCGCCGATGCAATAGGCGATTATTCAACAAAAACAAATTTAGATTTTGAAATGTTCCGTGTTCCAATATCTTCTAGAGGTTTCGTAAATGAGAATGGCGTAGATAAAATTGTTTTAACAGCAGAACTGCCAACAGAAGAAAGATATGAAATATCTGAAATTGGAATATATTCTGCAGGATCTAATCCATCTGCAGGAGCATATGACAGTAAAACAGTATTTGCATTTACACAAACAGAAAACTGGCAATATGTGACAGCAGCATCAGCGGTAGCAATTGACACAGAATCTGCTGCACTGGATGCTCCAATCTATGACAACGTTATTGCTGTGACAGATCCAGTATTTCAAACAAGCGCAGATAATCCAATATTTTTTAAATCACCAAGAGTTGCAAGATATGAAAGACCAAGATTTTTAAATAATGTAATTATGATAAAAGGCAATGAGGCTGATCTTGATATTGAATCTGATAGTGGTCCAACACAAGATACTTTTGCAATTGGAGCGGGATCAAACTATATTAGATTAAGCGGTACAACAGTTGACTTTACAAAAAACTCTCCGACAGACGAATTAAGACTAGCATTTTCAATAATAAATAGAGATGGAACATACGGGGCTGGTACTCAACCAGAAAGAGCAAGAGTTTTAGTTTCATTTGAAAATACAAGTGGAACAGAGTTTGCAAGGCTTGAAGCAGAAGTTGCTGATGATAGTAGTGGTGGACAATATGATTTTGCTACAGAAAGATATTTTATTGTAAAAAAACAACTTCAAGAACTATACAGAACATCTGGATTTGATTGGAATGCTGTTTCTGTAGTTAAGGTGTACGCATGTGTTATTGATGGAGTTAATCCATCTGGTAACTACTATGTAGCGCTAGATGCTTTAAAATTGGAAAATGTTGCAACAGTCAATCCACTTTATGGGCTAACAGGGTATTCAGTAATTCAAACTGCAGGTGCAGCAACAATTGTTAAGAGTCCTAATACTAGTAACTATGTTGAATTTAGATTTTCAGTAGATCTTTCTAGCGGAAACAATTCATAATGGCTGATGCAAAAATTAAAAAAGTTATAATTAAAAAAGCATCTTTGCCAGCATTGAATCATGATAAGGTTGGATACGTTTTTAGATATAGGATTGTTTCTGAAGATAAAAACAGAACGTCTCAATGGTCTCCAATAAATCTTGTACTAGACAACTCAATTACCAGCGTTGCTGGAGCAGTACAAGTCTCAGCATCAGTTATCAGTGCAGTGTGGGGAGATGAATTAAATAGACCAAAGTATGATGTTTTTGTTGGATTTGATGGGGCAACAGCGACTTATCATGGCACAACACCGATTCACTCATATCAATTTATTAAGACTGGAACTACAAATGTACGTGTAATCATTCAAGTTGAGTCATCTGAAAAAACGCTAAGTGCCAATTTACAAATATACAACTCTGGCCTAGTTTCTTTGGTATAATAAAATAGGAGGAATAAATGGCAAAAGTACCACTACCAGAAAGAGGGCAACCTCTTGATGTTACATATTTATATCAATTAATTGAGGCTGTTAATGACCTTTCTACAAACGTTGCCTCTAAACAGACAAGTAAAACAATTATTGATACAGCAAGTGCAGGTAAAGCAGAGGTGCAAACTTCTAATACAAGAATCGTGGGCGGTTTGGTTGAAGTTGCAAACAACTCAACAGTTTCAGCGGGTAACGAAAGAACGTTTACTTATGATTTTAAAGACTTCAAATATCCACCAATAGTATCAGCAACACCAGTTAACACTGGGCAAACACCAGCAGGACAAAATG